AGGGCTTGAAGAGTTGTGGACTGGTTTGTATCCCACTCTATCTACTGGTGGTCGTTGTATCGCTTTGTCTACTCCAAATGGTGTGGGAAACTGGTTTCACAAAACGTGCACAGATGCTGAAGCAGGGGCCAACAACTTTCACTTGACTACCCTGCCATGGGATGTACACCCTGATAGAGATCAGGAGTGGTACAAGAAAGAAACTAAAAACATGTCAACTCGACAAATTGCACAGGAGCTTGAATGCAACTTCAACACCTCTGGCGAGACTGTTATAGATTCAGATTGTATGGCATGGTTGTTAACAAATATAAAAGAGCCAAAATATAGAACCGGGTTTGATAGAAACTTTTGGATTTGGGAAGACTTTGACCCATCATGTAATTATCTTGCGGTGGCCGATGTATCTCGTGGTGACGGCGCAGATTATTCTACGTTACACATAGTAAAATTAGAAACTCTGGAAATAATAGGCGAGTATCAAGGTAAGCCAACGCCAGACATGTATGCAAACTTCTTGAATCAAGTAGGGCGAGAATTTGGAAATGCGATGCTTGTGGTAGAGAATAACAACATCGGTTACACGGTCCTCGACAAATTGGTTGAATACGGTTACCCAAACTTGTACTATTCCGTTAAGTCTACACATGAGTACATAGAGCAACATCAAGCAGAATACCGCTCTTCTGCCATAGCTGGGTTTACTACCTCGATGAAGACTCGCCCACTGATGGTAGCGAAATTAGAGGAGTTTATCAGAAACAAACTAATTACCATATATTCATCTCGTACTATAAACGAAATGAAAACCTTCATATGGAGAAACGGAAAGCCACAGGCGATGAGAGGATACCATGATGATTTAATTATGGCATTAGCTATTGCATGTTGGGTCAGAGATACGGCGCTTCAAACATCTGCAAGAGATTTAAATTATCAAAAAGCATTTATTAATTCAATACGGACCACAAAAACTACCATGAACACACAAATTAAAGGTCAAGAAGGCTACAAAAAGAACAATATATTTGATAAAATGAATGAAGCAAAAAACTTGTACGACCAATACAAGTGGATTATTAAGTGAGATTATAAATGGCACCACCTAGAAATAGAAACATGAGTATGAATAGGGGAAAGAAAAACCCCGCCAATGAACAGTCAGAGTTGTTTAAAAGACTAACTCGTTTGTTTTCCGGACCTATCATTAACTATCGCTCCCAGTCCGGACGTAGAATCCGTAGACAGCACTTAGATAAGTACGCAGCAAGGTTTAAGTCAGCTTCTGGTCAGCAGTTTAAAAAGACCTTTTACAATCCACTTGATAACATAGCAACAAATGCGATTGCCAACCAGAGAAGATCTGAGCGATATGTTGACTTCGATCAAATGGAATATATGCCAGAGATTGCATCTACAATGGACATTTATGCTGATGAGATGACAACTTATTCTGATCTTAAGCCAATGCTAAACGTTAAGTGTCCAAATGAAGAAATCAAAGCTGTCCTCAATGTTTTGTTCGACAGCATTCTAAACGTACAGTACAACCTATTTGGTTGGGCTCGCACCATGTGCAAGTATGGTGATTTCTTTTTGTATCTCGACATAGATGAGAAGTTTGGCGTTAAGTCCGTAATATCTTTGCCTGTACAAGAGATTGAAAGATTAGAAGGCCAAGACGCGACTAACCCTAACTACATTCAGTATCAGTGGAACTCCGCTGGTATGACTTTTGAAAACTGGCAGATTGCACATTTTCGTGTTTTAGGCAACGATAAGTACGCGCCTTATGGCACATCAATTCTGGAGCCCGCTCGTCGTATCTGGCGCCAGCTTACACTCATGGAAGATGCCATGATGGCTTATCGCGTTGTGCGCTCATCAGAACGCCGCGTGTTCAAGATTGACGTTGGCGCTGTTCCTCCTAATGAAGTCGAGCAATTCATGGAGAAGATTGTTACGCAACTTAAGCGACACTCGGTGGTCGATCCTGACACTGGCAGAGTTGACCTGCGCTACAACCCCATGTCCATTGAAGAAGACTACTTTATCCCAGTTCGTGCCGGTTCTGCCACTACAATTGAATCGCTAGCCGGCGCCCAAAATATCACAGCGATTGATGATATCAAGTATCTTCGTGACAAGCTTTTTTCCGCGCTAAAAATTCCCCAAGCATACCTCGCAATGGGCGAAGGCGCAGCAGAAGATAAGACAACACTTGCTCAAAAAGACATAAGATTTGCAAGAACAATTCAAAGATTGCAAAGAGTCATTATCGCAGAGCTTGAAAAAATAGGTATCATTCACCTTTATACTCTTGGATTCCGTGGTGACGACTTACTATCGTTTAAGTTGTCGTTAAACAATCCATCAAAAATCGCCGAACTTCAAGAAGTCGAACATTGGAAAGCAAAATTTGATATTGCTGGATCCGCAACCGAAGGCTATTTTTCACGTCGCTGGGTGGCCGAGCATATCTTTGGCATGTCCCACGAAGAATTTGCACGCAATCAGCGTGAAATGTACTACGACCGCAAGCACGATGCGGCGCTTCAGGCAGTAGCCGAATCCGCCGCTGCTGGTGAAACAGGTCTTGGTGGCGGAATGGGCGACCTTGGTGGAGATCTTGGTGGCGACCTAGGCGGCGATCTTGGGGGTGAATTAGACTTAGGAGGCCCAGAAGAAATGCCAGCCGGCGGGGCCGACACAGCAGCCGGCGGCGATGAAGCTGCACCGGCTGGAGATGAGTCACCTTTATTGGCAGTTCCACCGGGATCAAGAAATGATATGGATGTGAGAACTTATGAAAAGAGCACTTACACGCCTGTTAAAAGAGACAAAAGAAAAACTGCTGGATTTAGAAAAAACCAGCTAGCACAAGCAAACATCGAAAAGCGCGGCCGTGCTCAAAGAGCTAGAGTTCCCGGCGCTGAAATAAATTCACTTAGTAAAGGCAGCAGCATAGCATCAATCCCAAGTATCGCAAAAGGTATTTATGAGGAACAACAGCCTACTTATATATTAAGGGAGCATGCTGAAGAAGCGAAACTATTAGAACTCAATGATTCTGTTAGAGAATTAATTGAAGGATTAGAAAAAATAACAAAGCCCACGGAGCAAGATAATGAAAATAAAGCATAACAAAAAAAGAAACACAGCTGTTGTTTATGAGGCACTTCTCAAGGATATGACAGCGGCGATTCTTAAGGGCGACAACGAAAGAAAAGCCACGATTGTAAGTCTAATGAAAGAGCACTTTTCTCGTGGAACTATTTTAAACAAAGACTTGTCATGTTATCGCTCGCTTTATGAAACTAAAAATGCAACACCACAAATATCGCAGAGAATTATTTTTGAAGCCAAAAAGCAAAAAACGTCTATTGACAAACAAGCTTTGTTTGAAGCACAAACAAAAATAATTCACGATATCAATAAAAATATTGACTCGTCTATATTTTCTAATTTTGTTCCAAACTACAAAACACTGGCCACAATACATCAAATATTTTCTGACAATGTTTCACCAAAAGAAAGAGTGTTGCTTGAGAACCAGATGACACAATATATGTGTGAAAAAATTGTCAAACAAGAAACAACTGGTGTCGATACATTAACATTGAGTACATTTATCGAGAAATTCAATCAAAGATACGACGACAAGTTGCTTGATGAACAAAAGACTTTGCTTTCTCACTATATTACTTCGTTTACAGACAACAACTTAGGCTTGAAAATGTATCTAAACGACGAAGCAGCAAGATTAAAAGAAGCATTGAATGGCTTTTTAGACGATAAGATTCTGCAAGAAGATTTAAGCATGCTGACAAAGACCAAGAAGGTTATCGAGAAAATTGAGTCTTTAAAAGAATCAGACATAAACGAAGAAGCGCTTACCGTTATTCTTCGTACTCAGGCATTGGTAAAGGAGTTCGAATCCGATGGCGCTAACAGTTAAAATCGGTAGGCAGAATCAGTCTGCTGTAATTCGTTTAGAGCTTGATATGCGTAAAAGCATGAATGGTGATTTGATGATATTCGATCATGGTGATATTGATATTGTCGTGTCGCCATCAAAGAACAAGGTCATCGCTTTTCCAAAAGAGACAATGACCGAGTTGGCTTATGGCGCACAGAATAGATTGTTCACACATTTGCGTAAAAAGGGCTTGGTGCTTCCTGAATCTATAGTGGGTGGTGCTTTTTGTGGAGCGCTTGAGGCCACAATGGAAAAGCCGTTCAAGGAAGATTTAAGCACCGCAAAAATGACTTTGATCAACATTTCTAAGTTTATTGACGAAGAGCGCCCATACTTTGAGTCTACAGAGGCTATTATATCCATGGCTGATGATGAACTTGTTCATCCGGACAAGACAGATTCAACAGAACTTGGCGAAGTGCCGCAGTCAACAGAGAAGGGCTCAATCCGCCCCGGATTTATTAGGGATCCGTATTCACTAAACTATCTATACACGATTTAAAAGGCGGATAGTATGGAAATATTTACATTTATATTATGCGCTTACGGTTTAACACAAATTATAGTTTATGGAAAAGTTTTTAAAGATATAAGGCCGACAAAAGGCAAATTGGGAGAACTATTTAGGTGCCCCATGTGCATGGGTTTCCATGTAGGTTGGTTTTTAATGCTGCTTTCTCCGTTTACAGAACTATTTAGTTTTGATGTTAATGTGTTTAATTTTTTCCTATTAGGTTGGTTATCTTCTGGAACATCTTATGTTTTAAACATGGTATTCAGCGATGAAGGGATTATGGTAAAACACAATTACAAGCAAGATAACTTTTTTGGAGAAGAATAATGAACAGTCATCTATCGAGCAAATGGATGCTGCAGCCAGTCCGACGTTGCTGTAAAGGATCCTAACTCGCGCGGGTGACGCCCGCAACTAACTTATAAGAGAACACAAATGAAACTACTACGAGAATATTACGAACTTTGCGATGGCGGCGTTTGCCAAGATCTGCTAACTGAAGACGAGAAACGTTTTGTAGCAAGCGGTGGAATGATCTTAACAGGAATTATTCAAAAAGCCGACACTGTTAATGGTAACGGTCGCGTATACCCGGAACATGTTTTAAGGCGCGAGATGGTCAATTACTCTAAGTTAGTTAAAGAGCGCCGCGCATTAGGCGAACTAGACCACCCAGAAGATTCCGTAATCAATCTTAAGAATGCCTCTCACATGATGACTGACGTTTGGTGGGACGGCAAAAATGTTATGGGCAAGGCCAAGATTCTCGACACTCCTTCTGGGCAAGTACTAAGATCGTTAGTCAATGCAGGCGTAAGCATTGGTATATCTTCACGCGGAATGGGCTCCGTCTCAGAATCACAAGGTAACACTGTTGTTGAAGATGATTTTCAGTTGATTTGCTTTGATTTCGTATCTGAACCATCGACCCCTGGCGCTTTTATGATGAAAGAAGCCAAAGAATATAAAAACGAAGTATTTACTAAAGCAGATCGAGTTAAAAGACTTTTAAATGATGTTTTAGGTGATGAGTAATTATAACGACA